AAAAAATGATAGATTATATTAAATTTAAATTTGTTCAACTTTGGAACATTATCTCAGGAAAAGATAAAAACTGGGACGGCACTGTAGATATCAAAGATAAAATGATTGAAGCAGAAAATAAAGTAAAATGAAAGCAAAATTATTAGGTAATGGAAAGTTCACAATTGAAAAAGATGGTCATACTGATGCGGCATCAGTAATTAAATCTTGCAAAACCATTATTTCACATTCTCAAATGATTGTAGACCATTTGACAAACCCAGAAGCAAATTTGCCTACTTGGTTTACAAATAAAATAGCAATTTCAGAATATGAAATAGTCTCCGCTGCAAACTATATTGCAGATGGCGAGATGGATCACCACCAAGATGGCTAAGCCTAGTGGCGGACTAACTAAATGGTTTAAAGAAGGTTGGGTAGATATATCTCGACCAAAGAAAGGTGGAGGATACCAACCTTGCGGCAGAGCTTCAGCAAGAAAAAGTAAAAGTGGTTATCCTAAATGCGTACCTGCAAGTAAAGCAAGAAGAATGACAAAGTCACAAATTCGTTCAGCGATACGAAGAAAAAGAAAAGCAGGTAATCCAGGTGGAAAACCTACTTATGTTTCAACCTTTGCCAAAAAAGGCAGAAAGAGGAGAACTAGTAGAAAGAAACGCTAATCTCCTGATAAGGGAGCATATGGACAGAAGAGATTTAGTTAAAGATTTAAAAGTTCTTTCTATGCTTTTGGACTTACTAAAAAAGAAAGCAAGAAAAAGCTTGAAAGATAATAGACAAATACGCAAACTTTTAAAGTTACCGAATACTGTACACAATAAAACAAGTTTAAAAAATTATTTAAATAGCACTAAACGTGCAAGCAATTAGGAGAAAATCATGGCTAGATCAGGCGGATTTTTAAGCGGACCTACTGGAGTACACAGCACTCAGAAGATTCGTAAACATACTCTCAAAAGAGGAGTAACCAGAGATATGAACTCAGCTGCAGGAACATTAGTAAATACTAAAGATCCTTACAGTGTGGGGGCATTTAGATATTCAGCCGCACCAAAAGGTGTCGGTCCTAGATACGGCAAAACAGCTAATCCAAAAGGAGCAAAATTTGGAAAGCGTGGCGCAGGCAGAATATTACCAAAAAGAGGAAGATAACTGAGTAGTAGACTCGGTAAATCTTACGTACAACTTTTCAATGTATTTCTAGGAGGAGAAGTTGTAAAGAGGAAAAACAATGGCACTAACAAAAGCAGAAAAATCAAGATTAAGAAGAGTAGGTCTAACCAGACTTAACTCTCCAAAAAGAACACCAAAACACAAAACTAAAAAAGCTGTAGTGGCTGTAAGAGTTGGTGGAAAGGTTAAAGTTATACGCTTCGGTGCCCAAGGTATGGGGCATAATTACAGTCCTGAAGCCCGCAAAAGCTTCAAAGCTCGACACGCAAAAAATATAGCAAAAGGTAAGTCCTCAGCGGCTTACTGGGCTAACAAAGTGTTTTGGGCAGGTAAAGGAGGCTCTAAAAAGATGCCACCAAAATCACAAAAATATGTACGAGGTATAAAAAGGAGAAGATGAGTACACTACCAACAATTGACACAAGAAAAGCTTGGCTGGATGAAGTATCTATCGTTACAAATACAGTACTTAGAAAGCTAACTGAAAAAGAGGTAAAAGGAAGAAGCCTTACTCCAATAGAACAGCAATACGCAAAAATATGCGGTGCTTACCTGTACCTATTAAATTTAGCAGAAGAAAACGATCTTCTACTACCAGACGACCCAAATAACCCATTTAACCTTGAGACTATACATTGATAGACATTAGTAGAGTAGATATAGAAAAAGATTATTTAATGGACTTTGATTCAGAGTCTCGTTTTATAAAACTTCCTATACAAGGTTATATGGATTTGTTGGGAATAGAACCTAACACATCTCAGAATGCAATCATTAATGCAGTCAATAATCCCAAGTATCGTTTTGTCTGTGCCGCCGTTTCTAGGAGGCAAGGCAAAACATACATCTCAAATATAATAGGACAACTTGTTTGTTTAGTACCAAACAGTCATGTACTATTAATGTCACCAAACTATTCATTATCGCAAATTTCATTTGATTTGCAAAGAAATTTAATTAAACATTTTGATTTGGAGGTAGTAAGAGATAATGCAAAAGATAAAGTTATTGAACTTTCTAACAATTCTACGATTCGTATGGGTTCCATTAACCAAGTGGATTCAGTTGTCGGAAGATCGTATGATCTCATCATATTTGACGAGGCAGCCCTTACTGATGGTCGAGACGCATTTAATGTCGCGCTCAGGCCTACACTAGATAAAGATAATTCAAAAGCAATTTTTATATCTACTCCAAGGGGTAGAAATAATTACTTTGCGGAGTTCTATTATAAAGGCTTCAGCGAAGAATTTCCAGAATGGTGTAGGATAAAAGCTACTTAACATGGAAATCCTCGTTTATCAGATGATGATATTAAAGAAGCAAAGAAAACAATGACAGAGAATGAGTTTGCTCAAGAATATATGGCAGACTTTAATGTGTACGAAGGACAGATATGGTCATTCAATCATGAAAAGTGTATTTCTTCTTTGAAAGATATGGACACATCAAAAATGGATGTATTTGCTGGACTTGACGTAGGTTACAAAGATCCAACAGCATTTTGTGTAATCGCATATGATTGGGACGAAGAAGTGTATTATGTGCTTGATGAGTATCTTAATTCTGAAAGAACAACCGAACAACACGCTACTGAAATAAGAAAACTTATAGATAAGTGGGACATTGATTGGATATACATTGACTCAGCAGCTCAACAGACTCGTTTTGATTTTGCACAAAATTATGATATTACTACTATCAATGCAAAGAAATCTGTACTAGATGGTATAGGTCATGTAGCGGGAATAGTAGATAATGATAAACTTATTGTTGACCAACAAAATCGAGAAGTACTAATAGCCCTTGACCAGTATCAATGGGATCCAAACCCCAATTTAATGAAAGAACGACCAAAACATGACGGAGCATCGCACATGGCTGATGCCTTGAGATATGCACTTTATACATTTGAAACCTCAGCGACATCGTTTTAATAACACCTGTCAAAAATACTTCTTGACTTTTGGTGCGAACTTTTGTTATAATTCATATTAAGAGTTAGATATGAAATTTAAGAGAGATTTAGTTAAATACGTGAGAGATAAAGCTAAATCACAGTATAAAAAAGGAAGCGAATGTTTCATTTGCGGAAACACTGACAATTTAGATTTTCACCATTTTTACGGATTGACCGAACTACTAGAAACTTGGCTAAGCACAAACAATATACCTATAGAGAATGAGCAAGATATCCTAGATGTTCGTGAGCGATTCATTGGTGAAAACTATGAAAAAGTTTATGAAAAAACCGTTACTCTCTGCCATCAGCACCATTTGAGGTTACACTCATTATACGGAAAGCGACCCAAGTTATTCACAGCAGAGAAACAAGCAAGATGGGTCGAAAAACAGAGAAACAAACATGGCATGGTATGATTTTATTTTAGGCAGAAGTAACGATACGGAGGAAAAACTAAATCCTTCGCAATACGTTATATCCCGAAATGAGGGAATGACTATTGATACAAGAGAAGTTGTTACTAACTACCGAAATGCTTATGAACAATTAGAAATTGTAAATAGAGCAGTTAACATGATCGTTGACGACGTAGCTGAAATACCTTTTACAGTTGGCGAGCAAAGAGCTAACACAAACAATATTATAAAAAATATTAGAAAAGTTAGAGTAGATACTTTACTGAATATAGAACCAAATCCATTTCAAGATGTAAGTACTTTTAAAAGAAATCTTGTTATAGACTTACTACTAGATGGAAATATATTTATATACTTTGATGGTGCACATTTGTATCATCTTCCAGCAGATAAAGTAACTATCTATACTGATGATAATACTTATGTAGAAAAATATACTTTTGATAATAGTATTGACTACAGCGTGAATGAAATAATTCACATAAAAGAAAACAGTTTTAATTCCATATATAGAGGAGTTCCAAGATTGAAACCAGCTTTTAGAACTATGCAGTTACTAGGAAGCATGAGAAAGTTTCAAGATAACTTCTTTAAAAATGGTGCAGTACCAGGATTGGTACTTAAATCTCCAAACACTCTTTCTGAAAAAATTAAAGAAAGAATGTTACAAGCATGGAGTATGAGATATAATCCAAATACAGGAGGTCGTAGACCTCTTATACTTGATGGAGGCTTAGAAGTTGAGCCAATGTCTCAGATTAATTTTAGAGAATTAGACTTTCAAGAATCAATAAAATCAAATGAAAGAGTTATTCTTGAAGCAATGGGAATACCACCAATTTTATTAGACGGTGGAAATAATGCAAACATTAGACCAAATCATAGACTATACTACTTGGAAACAATACTACCAATAGTAAGAAAAATAGGATATGCTTTAGAAAGATTTTTTGGATTTAAACTTAATGAGGACGTAACAGGAATACCTGCTTTACAACCTGAATTAAGAGATCAAGCTGCTTACTATGCAACACTTGTGAACACAGGAATTATAAGTGCAAATGAAGCTAGAGAAGCTCTTGGTAAAGATCCAATTGAAGGATTTGATGAACCTCGTGTTCCTGTAAATTTAGCAGGGTCATCAGTAAATCCAGAAGAAGGCGGTAGACCTACAGAGGCTGCCCCAAGCGAGGAAAATTAATATGACAAAAGATATGATGTTAAAAGCACTCTCTGAATTCATGGGAAGTAAAAATGATACTAACATGGGTTTAGACGTGTACAAATCCTTTGGTAGCGATGTTCCAGTAAAAGATTACCTTTTAAGAAGAGCCTTTGGTTCTTGGAGCAGAGTTTTATCAGCAATGAACTACAGATATCCAGTACAAGTTAAGGTTGTAGAAGCACCTAAACCTGCACCGAAAAAAGTAGTTAAGAAGAAAGTGGAGAAGAAAGATGGCAAATAAAATTTTTCATTGGACAAACACTTTTAAAACTTTAGGCGAAAATGAAGATGGCGGCATCGACATCAAAGGTTCAGCTAGTACAAATGCACTGGATAGAGCTGGAGACATAATCGAAGCAGACGCTTGGACAAAAGGTGGATTAGAAAATTTTAAACAAAATCCTATTTTACTTTTTAATCATGACTATAATAAGCCTATCGGTAAAGCAACTGGATTACAAGTAACTGAAAATGGTTTAGAGATTACAGGTAGAATTTCTAAAGCAGCAGGTGAAATTAAAGATTTAGTAAAAGATGGTGTCCTTGGAGCGTTTTCTGTCGGCTTCAGAGTCAAGGATGCTGATTATATGACTGAAACCGACGGATATAAAATAAAGGACGCGGAACTCTTTGAAGTTTCTGTAGTATCAGTGCCTTGCAATCAGGGAGCAACCTTTTCTGTAGCAAAGTCATTTGATAATATGGACGACTACAATAAGTTTAAAAAGCAATTTATAAAGGCTAACTCAGTTGACTCAGCAGACGCTGTGAAAGTTGAGCAGCCAAGTGGGGAGAAATCCCAAAAAATGGAGACTAATATGTCAGAAGAGAAAAAAACTCCTGAAGTTTCTCCTGAGTTCGATTTGAACAAATTTGCATCAGAAGCTGCTGAAAAAGCAGTTGCTGCTTATGCAATGAAGCAAGCCGAACTTAAAGCAGCTGAAGAAAAAGCACAACAAGAGCAGGCTGAAAAGCAAGCTGAAGTTGAAGCTAATGAAAAGGCTGTTCAAGAAGCAAAGCAGGAAGAACAAAAATCTGTTATTGAAGCAGGTTTATCTGGAGCTGAAAGGCTTATGTCTGATGTTGAAAAAAGAGTCAAAGATGACTACTCTAATTTAGAGCAAGTCGTTAAAGGGCTTGAAAAACAACTAGCAGAAAAATCTGAAGAAATCATGAATATTCGTGAGTCAAAAAGAATTTTTGCTGACAGACAAGGTCAAGGCGATTGGAAAAAAGCTTTCGAGAACGACATCATTGATGCAAAATTTGCTGGTTTAGCTACTGGTAAAGGATGGGACAATGAGTATGCTAAGTCAGTTATGGAAAAAGTTAATGCACATAGTGGTGTTGGCGTTTCATCTGCTGATTTCGAGCAAATCGTTTCAACAAACATCGAAAGAGATATTCAAAATGAGCTAGTATTGGCACCTCTCTTTAGAGAAATCCCAATGACTTCAGCTAACATGATTATCCCAATCCTACCAGACAGCGGGTACGCACAGTTCACATCTAACCAAACTGCTAGTGGTTCATCACCACATGGTAACTTGGCACAAAGAGGTGACACATACGGTTCCCCTTATGGTGGTGTTGACCTAACTGAGAGAACACTCTCAACCAACAAGTTGATTTCACAATCATACTTAGGTAACGAAACTGAAGAAGATGCAATCATGCCAATTCTACCTTTAATTAGAGAGTCTATGGTAAGATCACACGCTAGAGCAATCGAAAATGCAATCCTATTAGGAAACCACGCAGACGGTGCTTTCACATCAGGTGCTTTCGACGGCCTTATTAAAATGGCTGACGACGACAGTGATGTTGATACAGACGTTGGTGGCGGTTCAGGCGGAATCTTCGCTTCAGGCGACAAAGTTGTCGCAACAGACCTTTTAGCCCTAAGAAAGAACATGGGCAAATATGGTGTTAACCCTCAAGATGTAGTATACATCGTATCTCAAGAAGCTTATTACAACCTTCTAGAAGATGCTGAGTTCCAAGATGCTAACCTAGTTGGCGACATGGCTACTAAGCTATCTGGCGAAATCGGCCAAGTATTCGGTTCAAGAGTACTATTATGTGACGAATTCGCATCAAAAGCAGCTACTAAGCACTCCGCTGTAGCAGTTTATGCTAGAAACTATGTAATGCCAAGATTGAGAGGTGTTACCATCGAGTCAGACTACGAAGTAGCTAACCAAAGAAGAGTATTAGTAGCTTCACAAAGACTAGGCT